TGCTAGTAAGTTTACAAGGAAGAAGATGTCGGCTACAGATGGTATGGAGGAAATCGAGGGTTTGGACACGACGATTGACTGGAAAAACACTGGAGACAATAGTTATGATGGTGAAAAACTAGCTTTACTAGTTCATGATGAATCTGGTAAATGGGAGAGACCCGATAATATTTTAAATAACTGGAGGGTTACAAAAACGTGTTTACGATTAGGTAGTAGGATTATTGGTAAATGTATGATGGGTAGTACCTCAAATGCTTTAGATAAGGGTGGAGAGAACTTTAAAAAATTATATAATGCCTCAGATGTCACGAGAAGAAATAGAAATGGTCAGACAAAGTCTGGCTTATACTCTCTTTTTATCCCAATGGAATGGAACTATGAAGGATTTATTGACGAGTATGGAATTCCAGTCTTTACTACTCCTGATATCGACAGACTTACACCAGACGGTGAATTAATAGATTTAGGCGTAATAGATAGTTGGCAGAACGAGGTAGATGGTTTGAAAGACGATCAAGATGCTTTAAATGAATTTTACCGTCAGTTTCCAAGAACCACGGAACATGCGTTTAGAGATGAAACTAAAAATAGTATATTTAACTTGGTTAAAATATACGAGCAGATAGATTATAACGAAGAGATGACTAGAACTCTAGGGATTACAACGGGTAATTTCCAATGGGTGAATGGAATTAAAGATTCACAAGTTATATTTTACCCAGATCCAAAAGGCAGGTTTAAAGTTAGTTGGGTTCCACCTCAACAGCTCCAAAACAGAGTAGTACTTAAAAATGGTATTAAACACCCAGGTAACGAACACATGGGAGCCTTTGGTTGTGATAGTTACGATATATCAGGAACAGTAGATGGAATTGGATCAAAAGGAGCTTTACACGGTTTAACAAGGTTCAGTATGGAAGATGCCCCGGCAAATAGTTTCTTTTTAGAATACTTGTCAAGACCGCCAACAGCCGAGATGTTCTTTGAGGATGTTCTAATGGCTTTAGTATTTTATGGAATGCCTATACTCGCAGAGAACAATAAACCTAGATTATTATACTACTTAAGAAGAAGAGGATACAGAGGGTTTAGTATGAACAGGCCGGACAAGATATGGAACAAATTATCTGTTGCAGAAAAAGAAGTAGGTGGTATACCTAACTCCTCAGAAGATATTAAACAAGCTCACGCGGCGGCAATCGAGATGTATATACAAGATCATGTTGGAATAAAGCAAGATGGAACGTTTGGTGATTTGTATTTCAATGAATTATTAAATGATTGGGCAAAGTTTGATATAAATAAAAGAACAAAGCATGATGCGTCGATAAGTTCTGGTTTAGCTATTATGGCTAACAACAGACATTTATATGCGCCGAATGCTAAGGTTGAAAAACAACCACTAAATATAAACATTTCCAAGTATAGTAATACTGGAAGCAATTCACAAATAATCAAATAATAAATATGGCAGAGTCTGGCATTAAAAGTTATTTCCCGAGTCAAACAGTTAGTGATGCTGAAAAGCTAAGCTATGATTATGGTTTGAAAGTAGGTAAAGCAATAGAGCAAGAGTGGTTCAACAATGATAGGGGTTCTAATAGACATAGAGCTAATCACAATAATTTTCATGATTTAAGATTATACGCTAGAGGCGAGCAGTCTATTCAAAAGTACAAGGATGAGTTATCTATAAACGGTGATTTGTCCTATTTAAATTTAGACTGGAAACCAGTTCCCATTATATCTAAGTTTGTTGATATAGTTGTAAATGGTATCGCTGAAAGAACTTATGATGTAAAGGCTTATTCCCAAGATCCACATGGTATTTCTAAAAGAACCGCCTACATGGAATCTATATTGAAAGACATGAGATTGAAAGAGTTTAACGATGCTGTAAAGAGAGAGTTAAACCTAAACGTTAGAGATAGTCAAATAGAGGAACTTCCAGAGAGCAATGAGGAGTTAGAGCTTCACATGCAGTTAACCTATAAGCAATCTATTGAGATAGCGGAAGAGCAAGCTCTTAACACCTTGTTAGAAGGTAATAGATACGAGCTTACAAAAAAGCGATTCTATTATGACCTTACAGTTTTAGGTATTGGAGCGGTAAAAACGTCATTTAACACTTCAGAGGGAGTTGTTGTAGATTATGTTGATCCAGCTAACTTAGTTTACTCACACACAGACTCGCCTTACTTTGAAGATATATATTATGTTGGAGAAGTAAAAACTATTCCAGTTAACGAGTTGGCAAAGCAATTTCCTCATTTATCTGAAAGTGATCTTGAAGATATAATGAAGAACAAATCTAATAACAGATCCAATTACAACTCTATACATAGCGAGGGTAAAGAGGATAATAACACCATTCAAGTTTTGTACTTTAATTATAAAACCTACATGAATGAGGTTTACAAAACTAAAGAAACAGCTACTGGTGGGGATAAGATTATCCCTAAAGACGATTCGTTTAATCCACCGCAAGATATGGAGGGTGGTTTTGGTAGAATGTTAAGGTCTATAGAATGCTTATATGATGGCGCTATGATTTTAGGTACCGAAAAATTACTTAAATGGGAGATGGCTAAAAACATGATGCGTCCTAAAAGTGATTTTACTAAAGTTAAAATGAACTATTCTATTGTTGCTCCAAGAATGTATAATGGAAAAATTGATTCGCTGGTAAAGCGTATAACTGGATTTGCCGATATGATTCAATTAACACACCTTAAACTACAACAGGTGATGTCAAGAATGGTTCCTGATGGTGTTTATTTAGATGCCGATGGTTTAGCTGAGGTTGATTTGGGCAATGGAACAAATTATAATCCTCAAGAAGCTTTAAACATGTTCTTCCAAACAGGATCTGTTATTGGTAGATCATTTACTTCTGAAGGTGATATGAACCCAGGTAAAGTTCCTATTCAAGAAATTACATCTGGAGCTGGTGGAAATAAAATGCAAGCTCTTATAGGTAACTATAACTACTATCTACAAATGATAAGAGACGTGACTGGACTTAACGAGGCTAGAGATGGTAGTATGCCAGATAAAAACGCTTTAGTGGGAGTTCAGAAATTAGCAGCCGCTAATTCAAACACCGCAACTAGACATATATTACAATCTGGATTATTCTTAACAGCTGAGGTTTGCGAAGCGCTGTCTCTTAGAATATCTGATATTATAGAATACTCTCCAACAAAAGATGCGTTTATACAAGCTATTGGCGTTCATAACGCAGCTGTATTAGAGGAGCTTAACGAACTACATTTATATGATTTTGGTATATTCATCGACCTACAACCAGACGAAGAGCAGAGAATGATGTTGGAAAACAACATTCAAATGGCTTTGCAACAACAAATAATCGAACTAGCTGATGCTATTGATATTAGAGAGATCAAGAATATTAAACTAGCTAACCAACTACTTAAAATACGTAGAAAGAAAAAGCTAGACAAAGATCAAGCCGTGCAACAGCAAAACATGCAGATGCAAAGTCAAATGAATCAACAAGCCGCTCAAGCCGCCGCTCAATCAGAAGTTCAAAAGAACCAAGCCTTAACACAAAGTCAAGCGCAGTTAGAACAAGTTAAAGCTCAACTAGAATCTCAAAGAATGATGCAAGAGGTTCAGATGAAAAAAGAACTAATGCAATTAGAGTTTGAAATGAACATGCAGCTTAAGGGTGTTGAGGTTGATGGGCAAAAATCAAAAGAAAAAGAAAAAGAAGATCGTAAAGACGAGAGGACTAGAATACAAGCTTCTCAACAAAGCGAACTTATAGATCAAAGAAATAGTGGTAAACCACCTAAAAACTTTGAGTCCGCAGGTAATGATATACTAGGCGGAGGATTTGATTTAGGAGTGTTTGACCCTAGATAAATTATTAACTATTATTATATTATATTATGGAAGAAGAAAATGAAAAAGTAGTCGAAGAGACTACACAAGAAACGACTGGACAAGTTGATGAAAGTAAATTTGAATCTGCTGGAGACGATAGCGTTATTAAGGTAGATTTAAATAAACCACCAGAACCAAAACAAGATGAAGTTAAAGAAGATAACGCTAACGACAGCGGAGTGGTTGCAGAGTCTGAAGATGCCGAGCCCACACAAGAACAAGAAGAAGTACAACCGGAAGCTGAAACACAAGAAACTCCAGTATTAGAAGAAATTACTGAAGAAGAAGTTGAAGAGGTTGAAGAGCAGGTTGAAGAGGCTATAGCGGAAGCTGAGGCCACTGGAAAACCATTACCAGAAAATATCCAAAAGTTAATGGACTTTATGGAAGATACTGGAGGAGATTTAAGTGATTATGTTAAGCTTAATCAAGATTATTCAGAGTTAGACGATCAAAGTCTATTACATGAGTATTATAAGCAAACAAAACCTCATTTAGATAATGAAGAAATTAACTTCCTTATGGAAGACACATTCTCTTACGACGAAGATATGGACGACGATAGAGAAATACGTAGAAAGAAATTAGCGCTTAAAGAGCAAGTTGCCAGCGCTAAAAGCCACCTAGACGGGCAAAAGTCTAAATACTATGAAGAGATTAAAGCTGGATCGAAACTCACAAGTGAGCAACAAAAAGCAATTAATTTCTTTGATAGGTACAACAAGGAGTCAGAAGCAACTCAAAAAACAGTTAAAACAAACTCTGATATTTTTACACAGAAAACTGAACAAGTTTTCAACGACAAGTTCAAAGGTTTTGAATACAACGTCGGTGATAAAAAATACAGGTTTAATGTAAACAATGCTGAAGAGGTTAAAAACACTCAAAGCGACATAAGTAATTTCACCAAAAAGTTTTTGGATAAGAAATCTGCTTTAACAGACGCTAAGGGTTATCATAAATCTCTATATACAGCAATGAATGCGGACGCTGTTGCGAAACACTTTTACGAACAAGGAAAAGCTGATGCTATGAAAAATAGTATTGCAAAATCCAAAAACGTTGATATGAACCCAAGACAAAATCATGGGAAAGTTGAAGCGGGTGGAATGAAGTTCAAAGTGCTAGGTGATAATTCTTCTGATTTTAAGTTTAAAATTAAAAACAAAAATAAATAACAATTTAAAAATTTACAATTATGGCAATTACTGCAGGAGATAATTTGAATAGCGTTGCTGCTCCACAGCAGATAGCACTAGCTTCAAATTATATCGATTTCGCTACAGCGGGGTCTTCGGACGGCTGGGCACAACAATACCTGCCTGACTTAATGGATAAAGAGGCTGAAGTTTTCGGACCGAGAACTATTTCAGGTTTCTTATCACAAGTTGGAGCAGAAGAGGCAATGACCTCAGACCAAGTAGTTTGGTCAGAACAATCAAGATTACACTTATCTTATACGGGTACTCTTAACACAGGTACTTCGGTATTTACAGTTTTAACTGATATTGACGGTAACGTTGATGCTGATGGCTTTGATCCAACAGATCACGGTATTAGACTTAATGATCAATGTTTAGTTGCGACTGCTGAGGGCACGTACAAGGGTATTTGTACAGCTCACTCTGGTGACACTGTTACAATAGTACCTTATGCTCAAGAAAACGCAGATGATTTAGCTGCTTTCTCTACGGTTTCAGCGGGGGCTGCTACTGTTTTAGTTTATGGATCTGAATTTAACAAAGGTATGGGTGGTCAAGGAACTTATGGTGGTATTACTGCTTCAGGACCTAAAACAGTTACACCAAAGTTCAAGAGTTTTACTAACAAACCAATTATCATGAAGGATTACTACGAGGTGAATGGTTCTGATACTTCTCAAATTGGTTGGATTGAGGTTAGTGGCGAAGATAATCAAGGCGGTTACTTATGGTATTTAAAAGCTGAGGGTGATGTTAGATCACGTTTTACTGATTACTTAGAGATGACTATGTTAGAAGCTGAAAAAATTGTTTCTACTTCGGTGGCTGTTGATACTGTATTCAACGGTGGTGCTGGTCTTGGTACTAATGCTGGTACAGAAGGTTTATTTGCTGCTATCACGGATAGAGGTAACATAACAACTGGTATTACTGGTGTTAACGCTGCAACTGATTTAGCTGAATTTGATGCTATTTTAGCTGAGTTTGACTCTCAAGGTGCTATTGAAGAAAACATGATGTTTGTAAACAGAGCTACTTCGCTAGCAATGGATGACATGTTAGCTTCTATGAATTCTTATGGAGCTGGTGGTACATCTTATGGTGTATTTGACAACTCTGAAGACATGGCATTAAACTTAGGTTTCTCTGGTTTCAGAAGAGGTTCTTATGACTTCTATAAGTCTGACTTCAGATACTTAAATGACAAAGCAACTCGTGGTGGTATTAACTCAAGAGATGCTGTTGCTCCAGTTAGAGGTGTAATGATTCCAGCTGGTGTATCTTCAGTTTATGATCAACAATTAGGAAAGAATCTTAAAAGACCTTTCTTACACGTTAGATATAGAGCTTCACAAGCTGATAACAGAAAATTAAAATCTTGGATAACTGGTTCTGTTGGAGCTGTAACATCTGATCTAGATGTAATGCAAATGAACTTCTTATCAGAGAGATGTTTAATTACTCAAGGTGCTAACAATTTCATGTTAATGAAGTAAGCATTTATATTAAGGATCGAGGCTTCGGCCTCGACCCTTTCTTTTTATTAATTTTATTATATATTATATTATGGCAAAAAAACAAAAAACAGAAAAGGTAGAAGTACCTGTTGTTGAAACACCAGTTGTTGAAACACCAAAACCTAAAAAAGTTGAACCTAAAAAACCTACTTGGGAAATAAAAGATAGGAATTATTATTTAACTGGTAATCAATCACCTTTAACATACTCCGTGAGATCTTCTAACATTTACTATTTTGACGAAGAAAAAGGTTATGAAAGAGAATTGAAGTATACAAACAATCAAAAAACTCCTTTTGTAGATGAGTTTCCAAAGGAAAGTCAAGCTAGATTAGAGCATATTATATTTAGAAATGGACATTTAAGTGTGCCTAGAAATAAACAAACTTTACAAAAACTTTTATCATTATACCACCCACACAATGGAAAGGTATTTTTAGAACATAATCCTATTAAAACCGCGGCAAACGAAATTGATTTATTAGAATTTGAAATCGCGGCGCTAAACGCTGCTCAAAACTTAGACATAGATATAGCCGAGGCTGTTATGCGTGTTGAGATGGGATCTAAGGTATCAGGGATGAGTTCTAAGGAACTTAAAAGAGATTTACTGTTATATGCTAAGAGAAACCCAAGATTATTCTTAGAATTAGTAAATGACGATAACGTTGTGCTTAGAAATTTTGGTATTAGAGCAACTGAAATGGGGATATTAAAATTATCTTCTGATCAAAGAACTTTTTCATGGGGTTCTAATGATAGAAAGTTAATGAATGTTCCATTTGACGAACACCCTTACTCAGCTTTAGCCGCTTGGTTTAAGACTGACGAAGGAATGGAAATCTACTCTAATATAGAGAAAAGATTAAATTAACAACAAAATAATATGGTTGCCCTTCGGGGCGACCATTTATTAAAATTTAATTTTATGACAAAGAAATCAAAGGGTTTAGGAGACTCAATAGAAAAAATTACAAAAGCAACGGGGATAAAAAAAGTTGTAGACACAGTTAGTAAGGTTGTTAAAAAAGACTGTGGATGTGGAAAGAGAAAAGATACTTTAAATAGATTATTCCCTTATAATAAATAAAAGAAATTATGGTAAGAGTAGATGATGTTTATCAAAAAGTTTTAGCGTTAGCTAATAAAGAACAAAGAGGTTATATAACACCTCAAGATTTTAATCTATTTGCTAACCAAGCACAAATGGAAATATTTGAACAATATTTCTACGACACAAACATTGCTAGAAAAGGCCAAGGCAACGACACGGTTTACGCAGACGTGGATGACATGCTGGAAGAGAAACTCCAAATCTTTGAAAGTGTAGATACAACTTCTACAACACCCGCTATTAATAGTTACTATCCCAACAAACCTGACTGGATGTATAGGGTTCACGAGTTACGCGTTGAAGCACAAAAAGCCGAGATATTAAACACAAAAGACTTCAACAACTGCCAGTCTAGTGGCCCTTTGTTAAGACCTACTAAAACCCGACCAGTGGCAAACATTAGAAACAGTGAGATAAGCATTATCAGTAGCAGTAACATGGCTGTTCTTCCTACGAAAATTTACTATTTTAGAGTTCCCGCTAGAGTCAATTGGACTTACGTTGTTATAAACAAGAACGCAATGTATGACGCCAACCCCTCAACTCAAGACTTTGAACTTCATCCATCAGAGGAAAATCAACTTGTAAATAAAATATTGATGCTAGCTGGATTAGCCAACCAACAACCGGACGTAATGAAAGCTGGTCAAGGTATGGACATGGCAACAAAACAACAACAACCTAAAATATAATAAATGGCACTACTAGATAACCAATCTCCCAACCAATATTATACTAACACTAGTCTATATGGTGAATACCAGTTTGTTTCACTAGCTGATATTATAACTCAATTTATGTTTGTATACGTTGGAGAAGATAAAATCATATCAAAAGCCAGTAGAACAGATGTAGCTTTCCACGCTCAAAGAGGTTTAGCTGAAATGTCATTTGACATTTTTAAATCCACTAAAGCTCTAGAGATAACCGTTCCAGCAACACTGCAAATGACGTTACCTCAAGATTATGTTGGCTACGTTAAAGCTAGTTGGGTTGATGGATCTGGGATTAAACATATTATATATCCCGCTAGTAAAACTTCAAATCCTACAAAACCAACACAAGCCTCTGATGGTTCATATACTTTTAACCCTACTAATGGTAGCATGTTGACTGATTCTGAATCTACGACTTGGAATAGTTATAAGGCAGGTACTCCATCTGAAAATCAAGACGATTATCAAGATGATACTTATTGGCCGTTAGACGGAGAAAGATACGGAGTAGATCCTCAATATGCTCAAGCTAATGGTTCTTTTTATATAGATGAAAATGCAGGAAAAATTCACTTTAGTTCTAATATATCAGGAAAAACTGTGATCTTAGATTATATAAGTGATAGCTTAGGAACTGAAGATGAAATGAAGGTTCACAAGTTTGCTGAGGAAGCGATGTATAAGTGGATTTCTTGCGCTATTTTGTCAGGAAAATCTAATATACCTGAATACCAGGTGAACAGGTTTAAAAAAGAAAAATTTGCAGCTGTTAGAACCGCAAAACTAAGATTGTCTAATTTAAAATTAGAAGAACTTACTCAAATTTTAAGAGGTAAGTCGAAACAAATAAAACACTAGTATATGCCAGAGATCAAGCATAATTTTACCGGTGGTAAAATGAACAAGGACGTCGATCAAAGACTTGTTCCCAAAGGTGAATATAGAGACGCAATGAATATACAGGTTTCAACTTCAGACGAGTCTGAGG